GAAACCATCAAACAGAAGCCGGCCAAGAAGTGGGACGACGTGAGCAGCAAGGTGCTGTGGGCGATCCTGGCCGCGGTGATCGGGCTGGCGCTGGGAAAGTTCGGACTGTGAACGATTAGAACATTTCTAACACTTGAAAGGAGCGTTTGTCATGACGAAGGAAGACATCATCCGCAAGCTGACCTCCCGCAAGTTCTGGGCGTCCGTCGCCGGGTTCGTGACGGGCCTGCTGATCTACTTCGGCAAGAGCGAGCAGAACGCCGCCCAGGTGGGCGCGCTGATCATGTCCGCGGCGTCCGTGGTGGCGTACATCCTGGGCGAAGGGCTGATCGACGCCATGCGGGAGAGCGGGGACAACTACTTCATGCAGCCGGAAGAGAAACCGCCTGCAGAATGAATAAAAGCATCATGAAAACCGTGCGGGATTCCGCACGGTTTTGGGGTGGCTACTACCCACCTACTACCCACATAGATGCCTAAACCCGTTGGTATATATAGAATGTCAAAAGAATGGGGTTCAGGAGGCCGGAAGTTCAAGTCTTCTCACCCAGACCATTGAGAGTCCTTGAAATCGTTGAGATTTCAAGGACTTTTGCGTTTTTGGTGGTTATGGGGTTATAGTGGATAGTATTGGAAAATATCAAGAAATCTCGCGCTACTACCCACACTACTACCCACAAGAAAACCCCCTGGGGTTCAGGGGGTTAACCGAGGGAATCGACGACGGCTTTGAGATCCTGCAGGGAGGTGGATTGGTAGCGGTGCTGCGTGAAGTCGTAGTCGGTGTGGCCGATGAGGGCGGCCTTGTCCTTGGCGTCGCCGGCGGCGGCTTTGAGCTTGTCGGCGTAGGTGTGGCGGGCGCTGTAGGGCACCTTGCCCTCCGCGATGCCGAGGGTGGACATCAGGGGCTTGAATACGTGCTTGTTAAAGTATTCGTGGGTCATGGGCTTGTAGCCGGTAAAATCGCCCTTGCGGCTGTGGGTGGCCATTGGGAAGAGGAGGTCGGTGCCTTCGACGGCGAGGCGCTGGCGGATGATGGGCGCGATCTGGGCGGGGATCACCACACGGCGGTCACGGCCCGCGTCGGTCTTCGATCCGCCGACCAGGTAGGCGATGTCATCCTCCTGGTGGTAGTCCTCCTTGCGCAGGGCGAGAAATTCACCGGGGCGAAAGCCGAGGTAGCAGAGGGCGTAGATGTAATCCGCGTAGGGCATGATGCCGACGACGGTGTGGATCTTCCTCAGCTCGTCCTCCGTGATGGGTTCGCGCTGGGTGGTGGCACCCTTGCCGACGTAGAGGTTCGCGGCGATGTTCTTGTGTGCGTAGCCCTGATCCACGGCGTACTTCCAGAGCAGGCCCGCGGTGGCCTTCATCATCTGGTGGATCCGCTTGCCCAGGGTGCACTCCGTCATGCAGCGCTGCAGATCGGCGGTGGTGATGGTGTCCAGGTTCAGGTGGTGGAGGGGCTTGAAATGGTTGTAGGCCTGGGTGTAGCCCTCCAGGGTCTTCGGCGTGACGCGGGGCGCGTAGAAGGGTTCCCACTCGCGGTAGAGGCCGTCGAGGGTGATGGCCTTCGGCGTGGGATCGGAGCGGAGCAGCTGCGCGCAATAGGCGAGGGCCTCCGTCTTGGTGCGGAAACCGGCCTTGCGGCGCTTGATGGGGATCGGCTTCTTCTGATCGTCCTCCGGCACTCGCCAGCCGACCACCACCTGGGCTTCCCAGCCTCGCCCGCGCCTGTAGGCCGTGCCCTGACGATTGCCGCGGGTTTTACATTTCGACACAATTGCCCTCCCTTCTGTGGCTTATAATAGTTCAGCCGCCGGCGAGTAAAAGATAGGAGACTGAACATGGATACCGAACAACTGAAGAACGAAATCCTCTGGCTTTTGCAGAGGCTTGATGACTGCGCCCTTTTGCGGGTGTGGAGCCTGTGCAACCGTCTGTTTGTGACCCAGAGAAAGAAAGAGTAAAGACAAAGGAGCGCCCGTGCGGCGCTCCTTTTTTAGTCCGCGCTGTCTTCGCGCATCCGATCGACGGCGCGCACCAGGTAGTCGATGAAATCCCGGCAGGCCGCCCACTGCTCGTCCGTGAAGGACGCCATCTGGTGGATGGCCGCGCGCAGGTGCTCGTCCGCGTCCGGGGCATAGCGGTCGATCAGCGCGTCCCCGCTGCCGGCCTCCAGCATCGGCTCGATGCCCTCCGTCAACCACCGATAGCTCACATGGTAGGTGGCGCAGATCAGCTTGATGGTGCTGTCGGGGATGCCGTTCGGAAGCCGATTCTCCGCGTCTTCCAGATTTGCTATCACGCCTCTGGACAGACCGAGGGACTGACCGAAGTCATCCTGGGAGAGCTTCTTTCCGGCGGCGTTTAATCTGACGTATTTGATACGTTCGGAAATCGTTTTCATTTAATCCCTCCTTCCGAGAATCATTATACAAACGCGGAATTGTGCTGTCAAGCACATAATTTTTAAAAAGGTGTTGACAAACACAGAAACAGGCGTTAATATGTGTTACGGAACACAGCACACCACAAAAACAAGGAGGCGATTGAATGAGTGAAGCGGAGAAGGGCGCGATCATCCAGCAGATGGCGCGCCTGCCTGAGCTGCTGAAGGCCAAGGCCGAGGGCTTTGTGTCGGGACTGGCAGCGGCGAGCGGCATGACCTCATCCGCCGCTGACGCGGCACCTTCCCCAAAGGGGAAGGCTTACGAGGAGAAGGAGGTGGAGAACGGATGATTGATGTACACACCGAAGGCAACAGCACCATGGTGAAGATGACCGGCGACAACGCGGCAACGGTGATTGCCGAATGCATCGGCGCCATCCGGGCTATGTACTTCTCCATGGAACAGAAAGAGAGGGCCATGGGCATGTTCTTCCGCCACACGATCGAGATGGAGATCAAGCGCGGTCGCCTGTTCAAGCGCAACGGCAGCGAGCAGGAGATCGACCTGTCGATGGAGGGCATGGCGGACACGGCGAACCTGGTGGAGGACGCGCTGAAGGACTTTCCGGAGGAATGACCCATGAAGACCTGGCAGGAGATCGAGGAGACGGGGAAGCCGTTCCTCACGTGCGAGGACGTGGCTGAGTTCATCGGCTGCCATCCGCAGAATTTACGGCTGACCATCCGCGACTATCCGGAGCGGGTGGGCTTCCATTACACCATGATCGGCAAGACGATCCACATACCGACACCGGCCTTCCGGGCGTGGTACACCGGGGCCGCGGAGACAGGAGGGGCGACATGAGCATCTTTCAGCGGAGCAAGCTGACCGAGGCGCTGCGCGTGGAGATTGACAAGAACAAGGAGCTGTTCGACGGGCTGGAGGATCAGCGGAAGCAGACGTGGCAGCTGCAGCAGCAGGTGATTGCCCTGCAGGCCAAGCTCGACGGCGCGGAGGAAGCGCTGGCCGAGGCGCAGGACATCAACAAGAATCTGAACGGCAACCTGAAGGTGATGGAGGACGACTTCAACGACCTGATGAGCCGGTGCGAGACCCAGGAGCACATGCTGGCCAACGACGAGGAGATTCTGGACACGCTGGACAGACAGGTGCGGCTGGCGGACGAGTTCATGACCAACGCACAGGAGCAGATGCAGAAGGACTTCTGCGAGTGGCGGCACGACTGGACGAAGGCGCGGGAATGCGAGGCCCTGGAGGAAGAGAACCTGCGGCTGTGGGCGGAAAACGCCATCCTCCGGGGGCAGCTGGCGCAGATGGATCCGGCGGCGGCGAAGGGGTGCGTGAGTGATCGGCCATGAAGATCAAGGTTTACTTTACCAACGGGAACGCGGTGGTGATGGAAGCGGAGAAGGTGCTGTTCATCATGCCTCCGATCGCGCCCGAGAACGAGGAGTTGATCCAGGACGTGATCCGCGACGGCTACACGGTGGTCAACCTGTACGCGGTGAGCTGGGTGCGGAAGTACGAGGAGCCGGAGGAATAGCCCTCTCAGTCACCTGCGGTGACAGCTCTCCCAGAGGGAGAGCCAAGATCAGGAGGTACGAAACATGCGCGTGATTCGATTCAAAACGAGGAGGACGGCCAGGCTGGTGATCGTGCTGGAGGCCGTGGCGGTGCTGATGATGTGCGGGTGCCTGGTGGGCAACAAGATCGCCTACGCGATGGGGCCGCGCTACGACGGG